TAATTTGTCCTTAACAACACCGCAATATGAACTGCCAACTATATATTTCAACAACAAAACAGTTTCTGAATTTTACACAGACTGTAAGTCTTCTCAGATCTTAGGTACAAAATTTATATCATTTAGACCAAACTCTACATGGAATACTACTTCAGCATACATCAACTTCCCACGACTTGATATCTTGCAATCTGTATTAAAGATGATTTATGTAGTTTATTCAGTAGACGATGCGTATTCTGGTGATCAAATTATTCTAAAAATCTATAACTCACAAAATAATAATACATTTACCGTTCTTAAACAAGGAACTCAAATTAAGTATTTGTTTAATTATAATAATTCTTTAGAGCAAATATATGCTCATACTTATACAAATGGAGTAAAGCATGTTGCTGGAATCAAGATAGATGCCTTAGGGTCTTCATATGATAATGTTTATTCGTTCTTTAGTAATACTAGTAGTTTAAAAATGTACGTTGGTGGAGACAATACTGGAAACTATACCTTTGGTGGAAAAATATATGCTGTTGGATTTGGAACTAATTATAATGCTTCGCTATTTGAAAATTTTACAAACGGAATAGCAAGTTATAATCAGGCACAATACTTTATTGACAAATTGGCAAGTTATACACTTTTACCAACAGACAAATATAACTCTTTCTTTTTAGATATTGGTGTCTCTGGATACTGGGAAGACTACCTACCTTTATCATATTTTGCTAAATACGTAACCGACGAATATGGATATAGATATTATGATCTAGACTTTTTGCAGTTTAATATTGATGCCCCATCCCCATCAGAAGCGGTAAGGTATGAAACAACCTCTGAGTGGACATATCAAGAATTAGATTTGGAGTTTAACTCTCCAATACAAAAGACCTATTTACAGTTAGATAATAATAACTATACTGGCTGGGATAACTATCAGGACATGAATGAAAAGTCTGATGATTATAGAAAGTATGATATATCTGAGTCTGAGGTAAAGTCATATGTAACTATGCAATACATCCTTGATGGATCTAATCTTCTACAAAATAATTTTACAACAACAAATACGGTTGATGAAAATAAGGTGATTGATTTTTCTAAACACTCTGGATGGTCAAATCACAAATTTGAAGTATTGGATAACTCAATTATATACCCACCAGCCAATGTTGATTTTAATGATTTAGCAATTGTATATAGAATTGAGTTTAGTACAAGAAATACATTAAACAGACCAATTGCCATAAAAAAATTGCAGATAGCGTCACAGTCACTAGATCATAATAAATTTAATAAGGTTGGAACTAAGTTTGGAACTCCCTTATATCCATATACAAGAAGCGGAATATATTATGATTTTAAAACTAAAAATCCATTTGCTATATCAAAAACATCTAGCCCATACTTATATGCTACACAGTCAAGTGGAATAGAAATTAGAAATGAGTACGAGGTCGATGTAGATAAGGGAATCTCTTTACCAGTAAACATTGGAAAGAGTTCTAGTTTCCAAGTTGCTGCTATTCAGTTCTGGATGAGATCAAATAAGACTAAGTTCCCAGCGATTAGACAAAAAGTATTTGAAATGAATTATTTGTCAGATACTATAGAGTTTTTTGTCCAGGCAAATAGCGAAAATGGAGATCGTGCAAAAATATTTGGGGTAAGCAAAAAAACAAATATGCCATTCACCTCATTAACATATTACATAAATGGTAATTTTGTTCGTGAGCCAGTCATATCTAGAAAAGAATGGGTAGTCATTGGAATGTCTTTTGAAAATAATATATCCTTTGATGGAATGCTTGGATCTATCAATATTACTGGTCCCTATATGTTTAATAATATTTCTTATTATCAGGCCACCAATCTTCAGTTAGCACAGAGTCGTACCCTAAGATCTTGGTCAAAAGTAAAGACAGTTGCTCCAACAGAAAAAGACTGGGAAGATTGGCTAAGTTACACATGGAATCAAATCCTAGTTCTAGGCACATCTAACCTATATGGAACAAGCCCATCCGACATATATAAGACATATGTTGGAACAAATAAGATAATTATTGACGATAATGAGGGAATTGGTATTAATCCAGACACAATAAAGATGTATCAGGATGCTACTTGGCAGTCATTTATTGTTACCCCAGTATAATATGGTATACTTGTGGTTATGAATCCATTAATTAATCAAAAAACTGGAAAGCCTATTGTAGGAAATGTAAGAAAAAAGATCATTGAAAAGAACTATGACTGGGGATTGTACGTATGGAAAAAGTCAAACGGTAAGTGGTTTAGCGATGGAAGTGGATCTGTTTTAAACATTCCCTCAATGAAGGGCGACATTACAAAGATGAGCGAATTAAAAAAGGCTGCCATGCATTATGGAGACGATGGAGAAGGCCAGGCGGTTTTTGTTGCTGGACTTACAAGAATTTCAGAAGAAGAGCATTCTGAGCAAAAGCAAAGAATGAAAGAAGGTTTGATCCCTTCTATGAATGACCTTGGCGCCTGGAAGGCAGCACAGGATACTTATGATAAATATGGAAGTGATGACTAATGTCAGATAATCAAGAATTTATTGTCGGAGCCTCAATCGATCATAGCAATGTTGCAACCGATGCATTTAAGAAGTCAGACCCGTTTAATAAAAACTGGGATGAGTTAAAGATTTTTTCTGGTCTGGAAAATAATTTTAAAAGACGTGCTGCAAGAATGTCAAAGGTAGACGCAAGCCCACAGTACCTTGAAAATGCACGTGCTATAAATCAAGGTATTGACGGAGCAGCATCTAAAGAAATTAACCCTGGAACAATTTATAGAAATGGTTATGGTCTTTTTGATGTTATTACACCACCATGGAATGTTTATGAGTTGGCAAGTTATTACGATACATCATTTGCAAATCACGCAGCAATTGATGCAAAAGTTGAAAACATTGTAGGGCTTGGATATGACTTTGATATTTCTGCAAGAACAATGCTTAAATTAGAATCTTCTATAGATACAGAAGCAACAGAAAGAGCAAGAAAGAGAATTGAAAGAGCCAAGATTGAAATGAACGACTGGGTAGAATCTTTAAATGATGATGATAGTTTTACAAGTACAATGGAAAAAGTTTTTACAGATGTCCAGTCTATCGGAAATGGATATTTAGAAATTGGAAGAACTGTTCAAGGAGAAATTGGATATGTTGGTCATATTCCAGCAACAACAATTCGTGTTAGACGACTACGTGACGGCTATGTTCAGATAATTGGCAACAAGGTTGTTTACTTTAGAAACTTTGGGGCAAAGAATAAAAACCCTGTAACTGAAGATCCAAGACCAAATGAGATTATTCATTTTAAACAGTATTCTCCATTGAATACTTTTTATGGAGTTCCAGATATTATTTCTGCAATAACATCTCTTCAAGGTGACATGTTGGCGTCTCAGTACAACATTGACTATTTTGCAAACAAGGCAGTGCCAAGATATATCGTAACCTTAAAGGGTGCAAAGTTATCAGCAGATGCAGAAGACAAGATGTTTAGATTTTTACAAACTGGCATGAAGGGTCAAAACCACAGAACCCTATACATTCCTCTACCAGGAGACAATGATCAAAATAAAGTTGAGTTTAAGATGGAACCAATTGAAAGTGGCGTTCAAGAAGGATCATTTAAAGAATATAGAAAACAAAATCGTGATGACATTTTAATAGCACACCAAGTACCTCTTTCTAAAATTGGCGGGGGAGATTCAGCAGCAATTGCAGCAGCCCTAGCACAAGACAGAACATTTAAAGAGCAAGTAGCAAGGCCAGCACAAAGACAATTAGAGAAACAAATAAATAAAATTATTCGTGAAAAAACAGATATTCTGGATTTTAAGTTTAATGAACTTACTCTTACAGATGAGGTAACACAGTCTCAGATTATTGAAAGATATGTAAAGACTCAGGTTATGACTCCAAACGAGGCTCGTCAAGCATTAAAGATGCCAACCAGACAAGATGGGGATGAGCCATTTCAGATGAGTTCAAGAGAAGCAACTGATATGAGAGCAAACACAAGTCGTAATAGACAAAGAGATTCCCAAAGATCTAACGATCAGTCTGACGGAACAGCAACAGTTAGTGGAAGAAATCCACAAGGTGAAGGAAGATCCTCTTCTTAATATCCACAGGTTTTCCACAATGTGTATAAAAGGGGTCTATAATATATACTAGCATGACTATATCTAAAGCCCACTGGAATACAGAAGGCGAAAATGTTCGCCTATCACTACCTTTTAGCAAGGTAGATAAAGAGAGACGTATTGTCTCTGGATTTGCGTCATTAGATAATTTAGATAAACAAGATGATATTGTAACAGCAGAAGCATCTATGAAGGCTTTTGCAAAATTCCGTGGAAACATTAGAGAAATGCATCAACCATCAGCAGTAGGTAAAATGGTTTCATTTAAAGAAGATAAGTATTTTGATCCAGAAGCAAAGAAATTTTATAGTGGTATTTTTGTATCTGCATACATTTCAAAAGGTGCACAGGATGCATGGGAAAAAGTTTTAGACAGTACATATACAGGATTTTCAATTGGTGGAAGAATGAATAAGTGGGACGATGGTTATGACGAGAAGTCAGAGAAACAAATTAGAATTATTAAAGAATATGATTTAGTTGAACTTTCATTAGTAGATAATCCAGCAAATCAATTTGCAAACATTATGTCAGTTGAAAAAATTGATGGTGTAGACACTATTAAAGGTGACTCAGTTAATACTGTATTAGAAAATGTTTTTTGGGATAAAGAATCTGGAATAGTTTTGGTTTCAGAAAAGGATGCAGAAGTTAGCCCAACCTCTGGAGTCCCTATGCAAAATATAGGTTTCGTTGAAAAAACAGACAACGAAAAAACAAATATGGTAAAGTTCTTAGTTGATAGTGCTAAAGGCATTAATACTTCTAAGATTAACAAGGAGGTAAATCCTATGACAAATGAAACAACAGTTGTTGAAGAAACAACAGAAGTTATAAAGTCAGAAGAAATCGCTCCACAGGCAGATGCCTTAGTTGAGGCTCCTGTTGCAGAAGAAGTTGCAAAATCTGAAGAGACTCCAGTAACTCAAGAAGTTACTAAGTCTGAAGAAGTTGTTGCACCAATTGAAGCAGTAGTAGAAACAACCGAAGAAGTATCTAAATCAGATGAAGTTATTGCAGAGTCAGTAACTGAAATCA